GCACCACAACAAGGGTGTCAATAAAGTAGTCTCCGGTGTCCGGGTTGCGAGCCCGGATACGGTACTTTGAGCCAGCAGTGCCGAGGGCATTGGGCCAGAGGTGTAAAGAGCATGCCCCGTTGGAGTCAAAGACACCAGCGGTGTCCTTTGGTACCACTAGGCCTTCGTAAGTCTCAACAGCTGTTAGAGTGGCTACAAGCTGATAACCCTCCACGCTGCCCCCGTCCTGCGTGGAGGCTTCACACAGCACCTGTACGGTTGGGAGGGAAAGTCTAGGCATAGTCTCCGATCTGCCGGCAGTCTAGTTCGCACCGGTTGTGGGACCATACTGGACATCTTTCTCCCCCTGTGTAAATCCCTACGGTGAACGGTCAGCCTCGGCGCGACTCTTGAGCAACCTCACCTCGCTGGCGTGCTGCTCAGCTGCTGCTGAGAACTCAGCCGCCAGGCTTTCACCTTCTCCAAGTAGCTGGTCAGCTTCGCCGAGTAGGCCCCGGTAGAGGGCGGCGCGATCTGCAGCTCCTGCGCACTCAGCGGAGGCAGCTTCTCGGTCACGATCACCGGCGGCGGCGATGGCGTCGCGCAGGCGCTCACCAGAAGGAACAGGGCGAGGCACAGCAGCCTCTTTGCGGTATTCATCAAGGGCCTCCTGGGCAAGGGTCTCTCGTTCGGTGTAACGGCTCTGCGCCTGTGCCAGCGCCACCGCGTGTTGGCGGTGCACCTGCTCCAGCTCGACGCGCAGACGGTCAACGGAGCGCTCGGCGTCGAGCTTGTCCATGGCCAGCCACGCGCACAGCAACAGCAGGGCAGTGATCACGACGAGCAACGCTTTCGCAAACAGGCTCACGCGAAGCCTCCGGCCACGCGGTTGAACTGCCAACCGAACTGGAAGTCGTCCTGGGTTTGATTGGCCTCGGACAGCTCCATGTAACGGACCGACTGTTGCCCGTTGAGCATCCGGAACAGGGCGACCTCGCCCCGCTGGCCGCGACGCTTGAGGAACTCCTGCAGGCAGTAGATCGTCATCTTCCCGATAGCACCGTCAACGGCGATCTCCGGGAAATCCCGGCCGCGGTTGTTCAGGGTGTTCAGGGCGCGCTGGAGAAACTTGGCCGCCGTGCCAGGGCCCATGTTGACGCCGGTGTCGAACAGCTCCTCTGCAAGGTGGCCGGAGATCTGGTCGATGCGGTTGAACCCTGGTTGAATCCAGTAGCGGTCGAGGTAGATGCCGTAGGCTGTGGCGCGCGGCAGATCCCGCATCGAGCCGGTGTAACCAAAAGCGCGGGCCACCGCGACGGTGATGCCCCAGTTGGTCTCACCACCCTTATCAGACTGATGATCGACGTACCCGCCCTCCTTCCCCAGGAGGTCTTCGATGTACTTGTGGACGTGTGCGGCAGCAGAGACGGTCACAGGGCAACCTTTCCAAGTCGGTGCGCGCGGACCCGTTTGACAAGGGTGCCAACCGCGAAGACGGCCACCCCCGACAAGGTCCAGAGCATTGGGTTGGTGAGCGGGCGGGCTGTGCCCCCGGCGTAGACCACGAAGAGACAGCCCAGTGCCACGAGCACCAGGCCAAGTCTCTGGGTCAGGGTGTCCTGGTAGTTGACGTTCCAGATCGCCACGCAGACGACAAGGAAAATCACCAAGCTCAGCGTGATGGCGAGGATCTGAGAGGTGTCCATGTCACAGTCCCAGCTTCTTGAGGGCACGCTCCCAGAGGTCGGCGACCGCGGGTTTGATGTCCGTGGACTTGATGGCCTCGTACAGCGGGGCAATAACCGCCATGCCGAAGAGGCCGATGAGGAAGCCAACCAGGCCTGCGGCGTCAGCCATCTGGACCTTGTTGGCCGCCCAGGGGGTGGCGTAATAGCTGAGGACCGCACCGCCCGTGACCATCAGCATGCGTTCGGTCCAGGTGCCCTGAACCCAACGGAGGGAAATCACCGACCCGAGGATTGCCGGCAGCAGTTTTGCCAGCGTCGGGTCGACGGAGGGGGTCTCAATTGCCACATCAGCTCCAGAATCAGTGTTCTGGGGATACTGAGTCAGTCAACGATCTTTTGGGAATCCCCCTGTCGCAGTGTTCCCCGGTTGGGTCCAGTGGGTCGAGCAGGTGATGGCAAATCCACCTGGCCAGGCCGGTCTGGTATCTGTGCAGGGGCTCATCGCTCGGCGGGCGGTGCAGATAGTAGGTCAGGCGGCTGGTCACGAGCCAGTGCCGGGGCCGGTCCATGAAGACGATGGTGGCCAGCGTCATCTGCATCACGATGTCGACGAGAAACGCCACGGCCATGAGGGGGCCTCCCAACGAGATCAGGATCGGGCTCACCCTGCCCGCAAGTACCGTCCGGTACATGCCCATCATCAGGACATAGACCGCCCAGAACCCGTAGAGACCCCACAGGGTCCAGAAGTAGAAGTCGTCGTTCGGGCCCAACGCGTGCAGGGGCACCACGACGGCGAAGGTGCCCCCGAGGGTGGCCACCACATCGGCCACCTCCGGATCCCCCTTCCGGGTGATCAGGTCGTAGGCCTCCTTGGCCACGGCGACGGCCAGGCCAGCGATCACGGCGACGGCGGTGCCCAGTGGGTAGAACACGAGGGAGGCGATCATGCCCCCGAGGAAGTGAGCGATCTTGTCCATCAGCACCTCACTGCAGTTTCAGGGCCGCGCGCATGGTCGGCGCTTCGCCCAGCTGGATACGACGAAGTTCTTGCCCGCTGACGTCCAGCCGGCCGTCCAACGGGGTCGTGGACACCGCGCGGCGCAGGGCTTCAGCGAGGGATCTCTGGGTCTGCGTCGGGGTGTCCGCCCTCACGAAGAAACCGCTCCAGGAAAAGTCCGCTACACCCAGCTCGGCCAGGGTGCCCACCTGGCGAATCCTGCCGGCGTCAAGCATTGCACGCAGGGCACTGGCGTCGACGGGGCCGGTCATGTGGCTCAGGCGTCCACCCGCAAGGTCCGCGACCGCCTGGCCAAACTGCTTGTAGCCGACCTCCACACTCTGCAGGCCGAGGGTTCGATCCAGCAGTATCGCGCTCATGCTGCCCATCGGCGAGGCCACCCCCACGAAGGTCTGGCCCCCCGCCCTGAGGTCTGCGGGCGCCCTCACAGCAGACGCAGCCGGCACGAAGACGCCGAACTCGCCTCTGACAAGTCCCTGGAGCGGGGCGAAAGCGGCCACCGGGTCGAAGCCCATCGCCGGTTGCGTCAGCGCCATGTGCACCAGGGACGAGTTGCCCATCAGCACGGTGGCACCGTCCGCCGGGGCCTCCAGCGCAGCCCGCGCGCCGAGGATCCCCCCGGCGCCCGGAAGGTTCTGGATCACAACGGCCATGCCGGTCTCCCGCTCAATCGCGGGTGCCACTTTGCGCAGGGCCGTGTCCGTCAGCGACCCCGGCCCGGTCAGCGTGATCAGGTTCAACATGGGCGCCGCCCACGCGGCCGAAGCGGCCATCAGCAGCAAAACAGCAAGCAGTTTCCTCACAGGGTTTCCTCCAGGGTGGTGAAGCGTGACTCGACCTCGGCCCGGGTGTTGGCCACCCCCGCGATACGGGCGATGCGGCGTCGGTCGTAGACCCAGCGGGGGTGCAGACCGGCTTCCCGGACGTCGGCGGCCCGCGTGTTGGGGATCTCGCGATCCCAGTAAGGGCGCAATTCGATGTACACCGGTGCGGGCGCTGGCAACGGGAGGCCCAGCATGTGGGCAAGTCCTCGATCAGCGACGCCTGGGTGCAGGTGCGCGAAGCCGGGGTACATCCCGGTGGGGCGCGGATTCCAGTCCATGACCACCCACTGGCCGCCGTAAAAGACGGCCTGGATGTTGTGGATGCCGCCGACCACCCCATTCGCTGCGCAGAAGGTGGAGACGGCGCCCATCAGTTCGACCGGCACGACCCCGTCCAGCGTCATCCGCAGCGGTCGGTCGGCGGCGTCAAAGCCGTGGTTGAAGCAGTGCATCACCAGCACCTCACCCTGGCCGTTCACGGCGAAGTCGATCTCCAGGTTGTGGACCGGTGCCGGAAGCAGTGGGCAGGCCACCAACCACCCCTCGACCATCTCCGCGTACGCTTGGGCCGGAACATCGTCGACCGTGGCCCAGCCGGTGTGCTCGAGTGACCCGCCCCAGCGCGACTTGGCAAAGTTGTCCTTGGGTTTGAGGTAAACCCCGGAGGTTCCGAGGTGGTCGCGAAGTTCCTCCACCGAGGAAGCGCACACCGCCGGCAGTGCCGGCAGGTGGTCCCCGATCCGTACCCGATCCGTGACGATGGCCAGGGTCTCAGCCGGCATGAACGCCAGGCCCGGCAGACTCGCCAGAGTCCTCGCGCTGACGCCGTTCCAGGGCATTCCGTGGGTAGCGGCAGCCGGGAGGTTGGTGACGGTCGCGCCGATGCGCTCGGCCACCGCAGCCCACGACCATCGAACCTCGACCGGGGCCTCCAGGGAAATGAAGACAGTCTTCACGCCAGCACCACGCTCTCGGCGGCAAGGACCGCGGCAGGCACGTCGGTCACACCAGCCAGCGCGGCCTCAAGCTGTTGGCCGAGGTGCATCTCGGCGTCGAAGCAGTCCTTGACGTGGCGTGCGACCGCGGCAGCAATGGCTTCGACCTCCGTCAAGGTGAGCACCACCCAGCTCCCGTCTGCCGCCTTCCAGTTCACGCTGGTGAGCAGACCGTTCTTGAGGCTGGTGTAGGCGTTGTTCACCGCCGCCTGGCTCTCCCGGTCGGTCTTGATGGGCGCCCCGCCGAGCAACACGCCCGACACCTCCCGGGAGTAGCGCCAGTTCGCAATGTCCCGGAGTTTGCGCTCGCGGACGTCCTGCACTGTGTGCAGGCCCGAGGAGAACTCCGCCCCCATTGCCTGGAATACGGCACCGGCGCCAGACCCACCCTGCAGACCCACGACAGGCGGTTCGTACTCCGCACTAAGCGAATCCCAGTAGTTGGTCGGTGCGTACTGCTCCAGCATCAGGTCAAGGTTCTCACCCTTGAAGGGCAGTCGTGCGCCGACCGTGATGGCGGGCTTCCCTGGGGCCTCGAACACGACCTCCATGGTGTTCGTGTCCGTGTCGACACGCGCGACGGTGTAGGTGTAGTTGTAGGTGCTCATGTGACCGCTCCAAGCCGTGTCCCGAACAGGTTCCACGTGATGTTTGAGTTTCCGAGGACCGCGGCGCCGGCGGCCCCTCCCGCGTAAGGGCCTGCGCCGGCAGCACCTCCGCCTGTGGATGCAGCCCCTGAGGCCCCGGCAGCTCCGTACGCACCGCCGGATCCGCCGACTCCGCCCCCGGTGGATCCGTAGTACGTGCGGAAACCGCCAGCACCCGGCGCAAGGTTCGTCCCCGCGCCGCCGGCCGACGCGAAACCCTGGGCTCCGCCCACCGAGGGGCCCCCAGGGGCTCCTCCTGCCGAGTTAGTACCCGCGGAACGCCCGCCTCCGCCGCCTCCGCCCGGGTAGTAGAAGGTGTACGAACCGGTCTTATCCGTGTAGCTCTCCGCCCGGACCTCCCCACCGCCTCCTCCGCCACCGCCCCCAGCGATCGTCCCGTTGTTGGTGACGTTCACGGCTCTTTGCGCGCGGAGGCCCGGCCCGCCAGGGGATCCCGCGCTGCCGGCTACGCTTCCGGCGCCTTTGCCCCCATTGCCACCCATACCCGCGATGGTCCCGTTGTTGATCAGGGTGAGGGTGTCCCCCGACGCCCAGGACGTGTCAATGTCAAGGGCCGGGAGCGTTGTGGTGCTTCCTCCGACGGTGACCCCCGACGCGACAGTGAGAATGACGTCTGAAAGTCCCGGCACGTACCCAGAGGCCTTCGCCGTGTTGAGGACGTAGCCCTGCTGATCGGTGGTCAGCAGGATGTTGATCTGGGGCCGGTTCACCGCCCCGTAGAACTGCCCCAGCGAGATCGTCCCAGACGCGGCAACGGCAGCGTTGAGGCTAGTCTCCGGCACCCGCCCGCCACCCCGGTAATACTCGCTAAGCTCGTGAGGTGCCGTGCCACCAAACTCGGTGGCAATGTCCTGTATTCCGATCGGCCCCGTGCTCTGTAGTGCCATGTCAGCGAGCCTCCAGGGCCTCCACCCGATCGGCAAGCTCCTTGATGGCCTGCACCATCAGCCCCATCAGGTTCCCGTAACTCAGGGACAGGAACTTGTCGTCACGGCCAACGGCCTCCGGCAGCACGGCCAGGACGTCCTGTGCGAGCAGCCCTGTCTGCCGTTGTTTCGTGTCCTTGCGGGTGTAGGTGTAGCCGACCAGGCTCCGAACCTTGGCCAGCGCGTCCCGGATCTCCTCCAGGTCGGTCTTGAGCCGCGCGTCAGAGAACCCTCGGATGTCGCCGGCCGCCGTCAGGTTGCCCGTGCTGGGCTGAAACTGTAGCTTGGTGCTGGAGGACCTGAGGGCCGCGGAACCTGCGGCCACAGCGCCGAAGTAGACGTTGTGGACCGTTGTGGAGGCGCTCTCATCCGCCACGGTCGCTGTCGCGGCGTTACCGGAGACGCTGATGTTCCACGTTCCGGAAGCCCCTGTGCCGTTCGCCGCAGGGGCTCCCACCGTGTTGTAGGAAATCGTGCGGGCCGTACCCCCGTTGAAGGTGCTGCCGGATGCCGCCCCCACCCCGCTACTATCGAACGTCAGCTCCGTTTCGGTGTTCGCCATGATCGTGATCGGGGCGCTGCCGTTGAAGTTGACCCCGTTGATAGCCTGGGGCGTCTGCAGGGTGGTGGCCGTGGCGGCATTGCCAGAGATGGAAATGGCGTAGGTGGTGGCAAGGTCCGACCAGACGGGGGACGCTTGCGTGCCGGTGTTCTTCTGCCACTTACTGGCCGCGCTGCTCCAGCGAATGCCCGAGACCGCGTAGTTGGTCACCGTGGAGTTCGAGGGATCCGCGCCCCTGGCAAGGTCTGAGAGGCGCTCGTTGATCGTCTGGAGCAGCGCCGCGTAGGTTGCGGTCGTCTGGATGTCTGCGTGGCTGGCCATTTGTTGTTTTTCTTAGTAGCCGCGGGCTGTCCACGAGACGCTGCCGCCGACCCGTGTGCCGCTGGAGTTGAACAGTCGAACACGGAAACCTGCCCAATATGCTGTCACACTGCCGGACGTATTGGAAGCCCCCATGGCGACCGTGAAGGAGTTGGCGTTGGGCACCGAGGTGACGGTGTAAACCCCTCGGATGCCCAGCCCGCTGGAGAAGTCCAGGCGCACGTTCTGCCCGACGATCAGCTCGTGGGCAGTGGCCGTGACAGTGGCCACGTTGGAAGTCACAGAGTAGGTGCCGTTGAGCAGGGTGTCCTTGAACTCCGGGACAGCCGTGACCGCCACCGTCCCCATGCCCACCGGGGTGATGGACTCGATGTCCACGAACTCCGCGTTGAAGTTGACGACCGTCCCGCTGGGGGCTGCCGTGGCGTCACCGACAGCCGTGTTGCCCGAGTCGGTCTTCTGCTTGGACTGCAGCACCACCCGCAGGGTGTTGATCTGGTAGAGGTCCCCCACCGCTGTGCGAGTAACGTCGACCCGGATCTTCACGTAACGGAAGGCCGTGGCGAACACCGAAAGGGCCCCTGGGTAGTCCGTGTAGCCCCCGCCGTTGGAGAAGCTCAGGGTCACCACCACCGTGGGGTTGCCGGCCAGCTTCACCCCGTCAAGTTCCACCGAGACGTTGCTCGACCCCAGGGAAGAGTCGTAGTCGAAGATCTGCTCGTACGACGCCGTGGCAGTGCCCGGCTGGATGTACCGGGGGTAGCCCGCAGCGATCTGGTCGGCGGGCGAGGCCCAGGCGTTGTTCGTGAAGTGCTGCGCGAAGGTCTCCGTGGTGTTGACCAGCATCAGCAGTCCGGACCCCTCCTTCACCGAGTTGACCCGCGTGGCGTTGAAGTCCACAGGGAAGTCCCCGTTGAAGCGGAAGTCCGGCGGCTGCGAAACCGTGGCCGTCACGGAGGTCGGGGTGGACTCGTTGTCGTCGGTGTCCACCACGGCGACCCAGTAGGTGTAGACGCCACCGGCAAGTTCGGTGATGGTGGTGAACTCCCCGTCCTTGGTGCCAATGTCCACCGCCGTCTCCCACGCGGCGCCGCGTCGGATCTTGACGTGGGAGATCGGCAGGGACGTGCGTACCGGCATCTTCCAGTAGAGCATCACGACGTTGTCGATCACCTGGGCCTTGAGCCCCGTCGCCTGCGCGGGTGGCAGCTTCTCGGCAATGATCTGCAGGCCAGACGACTGGTTACTCGCCCGGTCGACGGCGCGGATCGTGTAGGTGCGCTGACCCAGCCAGTTGGCCGGCAGTGTGATGTGGTTCGTGGCCACCCGCATCGTCTCGGCTCCGTAGGTCAGGACGTAGTCCTTCAAGCCCAGCGGCGGGTTCACCGGTGCCCAGCTCAGCAGCACCTCAGCGCTCGTGAGGCTGGTGTCAGCGTACTGATACGCCCCGCTGGCGGGGTTGGCCACAGCCGGCAGGGTGTAGGTCAGCGGCAGGGAAGCCAGGCTGTAATTCCCGCTGGAGTCAAGTGCCCGCACATACCAGGTCCTCGAAGTGCCCGCCGCCGCCGGCTCCACCGGGCAGCTCAGGGCCGAACCCTTGAACACTGCGCCGGCGCCACCCCAACCCGTATCGCTGAGGCGGACCTCGTAGTGGGTGACGTCTCTGTCGGGGACCTCCCCCCAGGAGAGGTTCAGGTAGCCCTCGGACAGGGTCGTGGCCCCGCTCAGCACATTGGTCGGCGGCGCGGTTTTCCCAATGACCTCGTGGGCCAGATCCCTCCACTCGCTCTCGGCAAGTGAGCTCTCGTACCTGGCGCGGATCAAGATCACGGTCTGCTCTTGCACACCCTGCAGGACGACCTCCCGCTGTTCAGCGGGGACCCTGACGGTGAAGACTGGGTCGCTGTCACTCGCAGACGCGGCCCGATACTGGATCAGCATACTGGTCCCCGCCGGGACGCCCCCGGCCGCGTCCCACGTCAGGCGGACCGTGGGCACCACCGTGCCGTCCGACAGGCGAAGCAGGTCCTGCACGGCGCCGCTGCTGGCGCTCAGGCCGGAGACCTCCGGGATGTAGAACGGGTTCGGCAGCGTCGAATTTGGGGTCTGGTCCACCAGGGTCTGGTCGGAAAGATCCCACACCTCCGGAGCGTCCTCCTCCAGCGTGAGCATGACGGGGGTCTGGAGGCTGTAGGACCACTCGGTGATCCGGAAGGTCTTGAGCTGCTCACCCAGGATGATGGGGTATTTGACCCAGACCCGATCACCCGGCTGAAGGCCCCACGCCTCCGCGGGGGCGGGCCAGCGCAGGGTCATCCCGTTGCGCGACTTCTCCACCCGGATCCTGGACAGATTCTGGCAGCGGTACTCCTGGTTGGTGAACGCATAGGACACGTCCGCCCACAGGCGCTGACCATCTGCCGATTCAAGCGTACCGTTGATGTAGCTCGTGAAGTCTTTGGCGGCAGCCTCAGCGATCGGGACATAGTTGCCTCTGACGGAGTTGGCCAGTGAAGCCCAGGAGGCTCCGACCTGCACGACCTCCACCTGGCCATCGGCCTCGGCGATGTCGAGCGTAGCCACCGGCGCGGTCCAGCTGCCGGCAAGGATCCTCCAACCGCCGGCCACGAACGCGTCCCCCGCCATGGACTCCCGCAGATCCTCAAGCACCCCTTCAGGGTCCTCGTCCGCGCTGAAGGACCCGTTGCAGGTGTAGCGCTTGACCATCGTGTCGTTGCCCAGCGCGACGGAAAGGCCGTATCCGACGATCTTCCAGACCGAGCTGAAGTCCTCGGGTGCTCGAGTCACCCCTGTTCGGTTCGGGATCAGCTCGTCGCAGACGTTCGCGGCAGCGATCAGGTCCGACTGAACTACGCTGATGCGGGAGCTTCCCGCCCACATGGGCGACTGCAGGAAGTCGGCCGTGCAAAGAGCCGGGTTGTCGCTCCATGCTGTGAGGCCCGTCCGTGGGTCAAAGACCTTCTTGCCCTGGACCTCTGCCTGAATACCCGGTGGGCCGCCCTGGAATCTGCGGTCGTTCAGGTCCAGCGTGACCACCAGGTAGGAGTACCCCGCCAGGCGGTGGTTCGCCGTCCACTGGGTGGGCACCGCAGACATGAGGTACGCGTCTGCAGGCTCACCCGGGTAGCCCCGGTGCTTCTGCACCCTCACGGGTGCGAGCGAGAAATTGAACTTGACCGTGACGCGTACGGTCGCACCCACGAGGCTCGGGTGGACGGAAACAACGGAGCCCGCCACCGTGTAGGGGACGGCGGATGAGGTGCTTCGCCCTCGATCGTTGTCGAACATCCGAACCACCGAGACAATCTCGACACCCGGCTCCGGCAGGACAAGTTGCCCGTTCGCAGGCACCGTGTAGGCCTTGTTCTGGTAAAGCACCTTGTTTTTGGCGTACTCGCCCGCGGTGGGGTAGCCGTTCGCGTCAAGTTCCCCAAGCTCGAACCCGTCGATCTTGATGTTGCCGATGGCCTCGCACTCGTGAGCGGTTAAAACCACCACGAGGTGCCGGAGGGCGTCCTCGGTCTTACCCTCCATCTCAAACTTCTTGGAGAAGATGCCAGGGCCCTCAGAGTAGCCCCCCAGGTTCCAGGGCCCACCGCTCGGCAGCTTGGGCCTGTCGCTGGTGAACATGGCCACGATGGTGCCCCCCACGTAGCTGCGCCCATAGACCACTCGCTGGGGTGCATCGGCACTGACCATCGTGGCCATCCGGTCTGACAGGCCCGCGTTGTACTCCGCGCGCTGCCGTGCAGCCGCCGCCCTGGCCTTGCGCTTGGCCGCCGCCGTGGAATACAGGGCAAGGCTCAGACCGGCGATCGTCGCCCCATAAGTAGCAACAAACGTCGCCACAACCGCGGCCGTTCCATAGCTTGCTCCCAGAGCCAGCACGACGTTGGCGGCGATCGACGCTGGGTCTGCCAACGCCACCGCGGGCGCCAGCAGGAGCAGAAACAGGGCTAGGGCTTTGGTGCGGTTTTCCATGCGTGCTTGGCCTGGCTCATGGGCAGGCGTACAAGCCCCGCCTCGCCAGGTGCCAACACACTGGGGCCAACACAGATCCCAAGGGAATCCCCCACCCCCTCTGTACCGCTCACAAGGACCAGATCCCCGTAGGTCGCGAACCTGGGGTCCACCGGTGGGCCAAGTCTGCTGGTGGCCGCGGCGCTCAGCGACCCGTAGGCCGCAACCTCCCGTATCGCCGATCTCAGGTCCTCGGGGCGCCCCTCAGCGCCCAGAAGATCCGCTCCGTGGTAGGCCCGGACAAACCCTGCGGCAAAGGTGACACAGTTGTTCGACCGCCAGGAGAACGCCAGGCGCAGGTGCTCCTGAACGAATCTGTCGGCAGCCCGGTGGTCAGGCATCAGATCTCCTGGAACTTCTTGGACAGCCAGAGCTGCGGGGTGTTCACCAGGCCTTGGGCATATTCCAGGCCCTGGTCAGTAGGGTCTACGAGCTTCTGGTTGGCGGCGCTGACGCGCTGGCCCCCCGACTTGCGGATACCGTTCGTGCCCCCGGGGAGGCAGATCAGCTCGATCACGCCGGAATCCCCATCCTGCTTCACGGAAACCTGATCCATCACCCCGAAGTGCCTCAGGATGGGCTGCCCCACCCGCCGGTACCTGTTGTCGATAGGCCAGGCGTAGACGTTGACCGGCTTGCCCCGGTAACCCTCTACGTTGCCGACCGCGAGGGAAAGCACACCGACATCTACAGGGCTGAGGCGCAGCGTGACCTTGCCGCCAACCCCGCCCTCGGACTCCTGCAGCTCCGACACCGAGCCCAGCTGGCCAAGGCCCCTGTACGTTTGGCCTTCCCATTCCACGTCCATCGGCCAGTTGGTCCACCTCTGCGTGCCTTGCGTGAAGAAGGCCTCCACCAAGTAGAACGCCCCGTTGATGCGGCGCACGTCCGGGGTGGCGCCCTGGGGGTAGGCGGCGCGGACGAAGACCTGGTCGGCGGGGCGCGTGACAGCCGCCGTGGTGGTGCGGATGCGGCTGGTAACCTCCGCGCCTGGCTCAATCTGCACATGGTCGATGTGCACGGAGTTGCCCACCACTTCTGCCGGGCGCAACACGATATTGACAATGGCCAGCGACGTGGATATTCCGCAGCGGAACCAACCATTGGGCAGGGGGACAATAGTCCCCGAACCGCTGGTGATGGTTCCTGTGGAGAGGTTAAAAACCACGACCGTCTGAGCCGGCGAATCAATCCGCATGACAAGGATGCCGCCGACGCCGGCTTTTGCGTGCACCCATATTTCGCGCTGATCAGCACCCACGTTCGGCGTCTGATAAACATACGACGCACCTGCTGCGGGGACCGTCAACGTCGTGGATGGCGTCACGCCGTCCAGCCCGGCCGGCCCCGTGGACCTTGTGCAGTTGAGCGCCAACCATGGCGAGGCCCCGAGGTTGTTGGACTGCAGGACGAGGTTCGTCGCCTCCCTCTCCACCACCAGGCGAAGACCAGAAGCCACCGAGGTCGCGTACAGGCCAGACTTGATGTAGTCGCCGTAGGTCAGACCCTTCTCCACCATCACGCGCCCGACCTTGACGGAAGCGCCCGTCGTTGTCGAGGTGTGTGTGCCCGGGTAGATGTACATCATCGGAGAGGCCACCGCGGCCACCGCCGTGCGGGTGATCCGGATCAGCGTGGGGATGCTCGGATCCAGGTTGTTGACCAGGATCAGCGCTCCGTTGGAACTCGTGGTGGTGCCTGGTCCACTGATCACGTTGAAAGTGCTCTCGCCTACCGCCCCCCAGGAGGAGTTGTAGTACAGGCCCACCGCCACCTTATTGTCGGAGCCGGCGAGCAATGCAACCGTGCAGGTGAGGGACTCTCCCGCTGTCAGGGATGTGTCCGCGGCAGCCCCGAAATACTCCTGCGTCACCGTGGAGCTTTTGGCGACGGTCCAGAACGGCACACCAGGTGCGAACTCCTCCGCGGCGAGTGTCCGGATCGTGGTGCCAGTCCAGGGCGAAGAGGACAGCTCTTCTGAGCGCCTGATGTAATTTGTACGGACCGAAGTGGGCTTCCACCGCGCCCTGTTGGTGACGAAGCGCGTAACTCCGTCCGCGTCGGTGGTCTCGCTGGCCACGGGCTGCACGACACGCGAGACCGCGGACTCCGGGTAGTCGTAGAGCCCCGGTTGAAGTTGTTGCTCAAGCATTCCACTGCTCCGTTCCGTCGAAGGAGAACCCTCCCTGCACATTGCGCTCCGCCGACCAGGTCACCGCATTGGAGTTGGACTTGAAGTAGGTGCGCGCCTTGTCCCACGTCACGGGCGTACCTGCCGGGAAGGTCAGGCGGGCGGGGGACTCAAACTGAATCGTGATGGTGCCGGCCGCATCGGCAGTCGCAGGCCCCATCACCGCCACCAGCTGGCTGGTCCCAAGCCCTGAGCCGAACTGCAGCCAGTCCGCGTCAAGTAGTGTGCGTCCGGCCTGTCCGGCGCCGGCCGAGATGATCGCCTCCGTGTCGCCCTCCTTCACTGTGGAAGCCAACACCAGCGTCCCCCGGAGCGTGCCACTGGGCGCCGGGCGAGACTTGTCCCACGCCTCCAGGTGGTGGATGCGCCCGCCGACGCGCATGAGCAGGGAGACCCACGGCCCCGCGTCGGTGAGGCTCAGGTCCGAGGCGCTGGAGAACGACAGAGTCCACCGCGGCGGCCCCAGCAACCGGGTGGAGCTGGCGCCTGTGTCCGCGTTCGAGAACGGGAGGGCGTAGGTGTTGACCCCGAAGGCCATCTTCTCGATTTTGAGGGAGTCCGGGAGGGTGTAGATAGCCATCAGCGAACCACCCCGAGCGCCTTGAGCTGCTCAACCATCTGCTTGTTTCCTTCCTTGACCCCTCGGGCCACGAGCTGTTGAACCTGACCTTGATCCGAGCGACTGTCGATGCTGATCTGCGGCGCCACGGTGATCTGCAGGGACTGGCCACCCTGCTGGGGCGTGGTCAGCATCTGGCGCGATTCGTTGGTGTTGTAGACCCGGCCCGACTGCCCCAGCTCAAGCACCTCCGGCCCGTTCTCGCCCACCAGGTAGCGGTTGCCGGCCGACACCGGGCCGCCGGCCGCGCGCAGGCCGAGCACGCCGCCGAGGAACGAGCTCAGTCCCGCGCTGGCCGCCTCTGCGAATGGGTTGAACACCGCCTCGAGCATCAGCTTCAGCGGCTTCTTGATGAACACGTCCTGCAGGGTGTTTCGCAGCATCTCCGCCCCGCTCTCACCACCCTCGATGAACGCATCGGCAAGTCCCGACTTCAGTTCCTTGGCCGTCTCGGCGATCTTCGTGGCCCGGAACTCCTGCACGGCGCGCTCACCGGCCTGCACAGCAAGGTTCTTGGGCCCGTCGCCCTTGAGTTTGTCGAGCTGCTCACGGGCCTTGTCGGCCACTGCCGGGTCCGAGTTCTTGTACTTGTCGATCTCCATGCGCAGGCGCAGCTCCTCCTTGAGGAACTTCTCCTGCACCTCGCGCTCGGCCTGAGCCCGAACGACCTCGACCTCCGACATCAGCAGCAGAGACTTGCGGAAGCTCGAGGCCTCGGCCTGGTTCTCCGCGTCCAGCTTGGACATCAGCAGCAGGTCCGCGGCCGACTTGGTCGCGTCCACGATGCCCTTGGCCCGGCGGGTGCT